TGGCGTCATCACCACAGCCTGTAGTACCTGCTAGTGTTACGCCTGATGCATCTAATTCTGTTGAAGACACACTCAATACAGAAGACGATGAGCAAGGTATGAGTTATTTTGAAAAACTAGCATCTGATGACAAGTAGTATTTTCTCCTTGTTGTTGTACCTTAGGGGCGCCGAAAGGTGCCCCTTTTTTTCCTAAAATGATAAGGCTTTATTATGAAACATTTCTATGAGAAAAATTCTGAATTCCTTAAATCAAAAGTAAACAAAACTTTCGATGAACTTCTTGCGATGTCAGAACCTGAGTTCGTAACTTGGGTCAAGGAAATGAGAAAGACAGTAGTTCATTACTGGGACACTAAAGGTCAACCACCTAGAGTTGGCTATGATGAACATGAGATAGTTAAACAGTTTAATGAAATGACTTCTTTTCCGACTCATAATTTTTTAGTTACTGATGAACATACTGGAATTGATGATGCAATCTTCACAGGCAACTTAACAGGAAATGCAGTTAACCAGTGGTTTCCTACAATGATGAAAACAAGAATCAACTATTCAATAGATTCCGATTCAGGCAAATCAATTTATGATTATTTTGCTAGAGATGATTTAGCAAATACTTTTACATTGTATGCACATAGACATTTTAGAAGAGACTCTTTCTACAATTATTCTCAAACTATTGAAAAAGGTAAATTGATTGATAATGTTGGTGGTAATTTAAGATACAGAACAACAAATATAAAAGAATTTGTAGAGTGGTTTGAAAATAATGCAAGAGCGTATAATACTCACGATTACTGGTTTGAGCCTAGTTCTGATGATAAACAGGCATATTCAGGCTTCAATGATAATTTATCAAGCGTGGAATATATGTCAATAACAAGAGATGAACTTCTCAAACTAAATTGCAGACCTGAAACACTTGCGAATATAAATCATGGCGATGAAATGGCAAAGTATACTACTAGACCATATGAAAATGCTAATGTTTTTAGAGTGAGACTTTATAAGAAAAATCAGAAAATATTTCCAAAAGGCTTTCAAGCATTCAGAGTTTCTTATTGTCAGTACGCTGTAAACTTTCCACCTCTCATTGCAAAGTTTCTGTATGAGAAATATACAACGTCAATTAAAGACCAAGAGCAGATAAACATTTATGACCCATCATCTGGTTGGGGTGGGAGATTATTAGGTGCCTTGTCAATAGATGATAACAAGAATATAAACTACATAGGAACAGACCCAAACACAGACCATAACATAGAGAATGGAAAAACAAAATATCATGATATCGCTGAGTTTTTCAATACAAAAACATATCGTGCTACAGGATTATTTCCTAAAGTTCATAGCTATGAAATATTTCAACATGGCTCAGAGGAGATACACAAAGATGAAAAATTTCAAAAGTATAAAGGCAAGATAGATTTAATATTTACATCGCCGCCTTACTTCTCAAAAGAGGCTTACTCTGAAGATGATACTCAATCATATAAAAAATTTACAACTTATGATATATGGCGTGATGAGTTTCTAAAGAAGACTCTTGAGACATGCGTGGAATGGTTGCGTGAAGATAGATATCTTTTATGGAATATAGCTGATGTAACTTATTCTAAAAAGAATCTCTGTCTACCTTTAGAACAAGATTCTATTGATATTTTAAAAAGTTTAGGTATGGAATACAAAGGAGTTCTTAAAATGTGTCTAGCACAAATGCCAGGTAAGAACAGAGTTGATTCTGATACAGGAGTTCCGACAACTAAAAATTTCTGTAAGATAAATGGTAAATGGCGTAAATATGAACCAATCTTTGTCTTTCATAAAAAAAGTTCTTGACATGTAATTTGACATAGTTTAGTATTTAAGAATGCAAACAGTTAAAGACATGGAGATAATATGAAAATGAAAAACCTACTTTTAACAGACCAAGACATAGACTTTATAGTCCATATAGGTCATATGGCATGGGGTGCTTGGTTACAAGGCGATGATGATGATGTTCATTTTGTTTTACAAGGTTCTGAAGATTTATCTGGAACTACTAAGAGCATAGCAAAACAAAATGATGTAGACATAGACTTGCTCAAGAAACTGAAAAAACAGAAGAAACTTTTCTCTTTTACAGATGACTGTATGTTACACATAGATGTTCCGAGAAAAGTGGCAAGTCAAATATGGACAGATGATTTCTTCAGCGATATGGTTCCAGATGATTTTGACAGCCATGCGTTTCTTCAGCATAGTTGGACAGTATTTGAACTGGAAGACAAAAACCTTCCAGTACTCAAGCGAGACCAAGTTGCAAACAGTTAAAGAAAAAATTCGTCAACGTAGGTCACAAATGTTAGTGCATTCTTGTTTATACTACAAAATGGATAAGCCTATTGTTGATGATGATACTTGGCAAAAATGGGCAAATGAGTTAGCTGAGTTACAAAAACAAAATCCTGATGATTGTAAGATTGATTTTTATGATGAGGAGTTTAAAGATTGGACAGGCGATACAGGATTTCACTTGCCTTTATATGATAAAAAAGTTATAATGAAAGCACAGCAGATTTTAAATTTACATAATGAAAAGGAATAGATTATGGGAACACGTTCAGCAATCGCAATAAGAGAGAAGAATGGCACTTTTACTGCAATCTATTGTCACTACAATGGTTGCCCAGTATATGGTCATGGTAAAACTCTTCTACAGTTTTACAATACTGAGATAGACGTAAATAATCTCATAGCAATCGACAAAGGCATAAAGTCTTTATGCACATCTATATTTGAGACAAAGAAAGATGTTTTTCCTGAGATACCAGCGGCACTACTCAAAGATGAAGATAGTTTACGTTACTGGGCTTTTACTCAAGAAGATGCAGATTACATTTACATTTGGGATAATGGTTGGAGATTCATAGAGCGTGACCATGGTGCAGGTGAGATGGACCGTCTTGTAGACCTTAAATATTACATAAACGAATACGCTAACCAAAAGGCTTTCATATGAGCATGATATACACAGGACACAGGTGGTCAAAAAGCACTAGGAAAATGCTGAAGAAAAACAAAGCTAAGAAAGTAAAGCTAATAGGCAATACTACACCAGCAGAAATTGTTACCTCATGCCCTCCTAGAGAGACTTACAGACCTCCATCACTTAATTCTGGCGATTATGTAGCAGTCAAAAAAGACACACAGCACTATACAGGCACAGCTATCAAAGGAATAGGCACGTTGCATAAAAGCAACGCTGTTCCTGTATTTACTGATGATGAAGCTAAAGACCAAGCTAATATGCGAAGATAATAAAAAAACTTGTTGACATTCTCTATCAATTTGCTATACTTAATTAACGATAACAAAACAAGAGAGAGACTATATTATGAAACCAGATTTAGACTTTAGCAATTTTGAAATCAAAATTTTAAATCAAAAAGAACTTGAGAAATTTGCACCAGCAATCAAGTTAGCCCACGGTATTAGTGAGTTGAAGAAAAAAATGATTGCTGACTACAAAGACAATACAGGCTTTCAATCGTCACCTGAACTCAAGAAAAAGCGTGATGATGAGTACAAAAACGGAATCGAAGTTAAGCATGGTAGAAAGTATATCAGAATTAGTTTTACTTTTGCCGGCGGTCATAAATCAATTTGGGGTTTCATAGTTAAAACTCAAGATGATTCTAAGTTTAAGTTTGGCGACATTCTTTATCCTAACGGTTGTAACTCACCTGCTAGAAATAAGCGTAGAGGAAATGTAGTTGAAAACTGGTTGCCTTCTATAAGATGGACAGGTCCTGCTTTATTAATTTAAAGTAGGATTTGTCTTGACATTTTTTGTCAGTTTGATATAATGGTTGTGTAGTAAGTGATAAAAAACAACAACACAAGAAAGAGAGAATATATTATGAGAGTAAAAGATTTAGAAAATAACATCAGCGTTGAGCATGTAAAAACTAGCAGAGAGGTAGAAGGCAAAACTCTCACAATGCCAGGCTCTAATTACTTTGGCGACAAAACAACAATTGTTGTTCAAGACCATGTAAACAACAAAGCGTACAGATACATTGATGATAGAGTTTATGTAGCTGATGTTGTTTACGCTGAAAATGAATTGACGTACATCTATCGCATGATGCCAGTAAATGTTATGTGGAATGATGTGATTTCATTGAGTGATGATATGTCTGATGCAGAGCATAGTTTTTATGTATATCACATTGTACCATTGCTTGAGAAGTGGACAAACAAATTCTATGACACATGGATTCAAGCAGAAATTCATCTAGAACTTCCTACAATAAACACTCTTAAAAACGAGTATGTGTTTACTGACATGAATGACGATTTGAAAAAAGCAGTAGCAGATGTTCTAGAGAAATATGGAATCGGAGACCAAGTTGGAAGTTTGGGAGTAAAAGTTAGAACTGGAGATATTCATTCAGAGCAATTAGACAGTTATGTAAAAGATTTAGTTTAAGTTTCTCCTTGTGTTGTACCTTTAGGGCACCTTTCGGGGTGCCCCTTTTTTTATCCATTAACATCTGAAAAACGAATTGCATCATAGGAAGTAATATTATTATTAACAATCGTTATAGGCTGATTCGTTTGTGATGAATTATCTGTAACAACATTAACAGGAGCAGACTCATTTGGAGATAAAAATGATTGGTCACCTGAAACAACATCAGTCACTAAAGGATTTATTTCATTGTGTCTAATCATATCACTCAAATCAATTACTGAAGCCGTTCTTCTTGTGCCATGTGTTCCACTTTCATTTTTCGCAAATACATAACCACCTTCAGCGTTGTGAATTTCATTACCCTGTGAATCAATTCCAATAAGACTACCATTGTAAACTTTCGTTGTAACAGTTTGTCCTAAATGACCTTGATTAGATGTTTTAAATGTAAAAGGCGCCTCAACATATTTGTTATCTTTCATAGAGAACACCATCTTTCTTCCCATTGAATCCTCTTTAGGTCTATTTGCATTCAGAGTTTCGACCATTGATTGCATATGAGTGTCAACATCTGCGGTTTTGCCGTAAATTCCTTTAGAGAGATTAGGGTTTAAGCGAGTTTCACCTGAAGTTAGAGAGGAAACAAGACCTGTCGTAAGTGTTTCTGTATTTACTCTTCTAAGATTATCTTGAATTGCTTTTTCTACTTTACTTTGCTCATCTACTGTTAGATTCTTCTTATAGGCTTGCTTTACAAACTCAACAATTTTAGCCGCATAGTAAGGAAGAGTTTTTTCTGTAATTCTATCAGTAACACCAAACTCCATCTTAGAAGAATCAGGAGTACCTAAAGCACCTTGAACTAAACGTCTTTCTCCTTTGTATTCAGGCTCTTGTAAAAACTTAATTTGTACAGCACCTCTCTTTTTAAATGTTATCTCATCAACCATGATGTATATGTGAGTACCAACAGATTTTTGACCTGTATTTGCTTCTATGATTTTCGCCGCATTGAAAGCCGCTATTGTCAATCTACGAGCGAGGTCCGAAACATTTTGCACCATTTCTGGATTATATAAATTCATACGATTATGTGTAAAGACTTCTTGAGCCGCATCTGGATTATTATTACCTTCTAAAACTATAGCATAGTCACTTCTTATATGAGGCTTAGGTTTTTTAGGTTTACCTACAAGACTTCCAACAAAGTTACCTATAACAGTACCAATTACAGCACCTATAGGATTACCTCCACTTACTACCAAACCAATCTTAGTCCCCATAGCAGAGAATGCCGCAGATTTTACATCACCTTGAGCAAGTTTAATGATTGCATCAGCGTAGGGAGCCACTTTACCAGCCGTTACTCCTACATTATAAGAAGTAGAAGCACCAACAAATGAAGAGCCGCCTTGAATACCAGTTGTAAATCCTTTAGTAAATCCTTGACTACCAAAAGAACTCATGAATGAACTTCCAGCGGCACTATTGAATATCTTAGGCAAGACGTATTTGTTAAAAGCAAGTTGACCACCAATCTGTGCGGCAGCCCTCAATGCAGGGTCTTTTATTCCTTTTGTTGCATAATTAATAGCATAAGCACTACCAATTTGAGTAGCGGCATTCATAAACATATTACCAGTATCAAACATGCCTGGTATGTTAAAGCCACCTCCTCCACCTCCACCCATTCTACTCGTCATAGAAGCTATAGAATGAAAAATGTTTCTGCCTAGATTACGAAGACCATCGAGTAGAGCGAATGTTCCTTTTGCCTGCGTTTCAACAATTGCTTTTGTGTTGCTTTGTGACGTACTTTCAATGTTCTCTAAATTCTGTGTTTGTTGTTGTTGTTCAAAGTCACGACTTTTTTGTTTAATTCCCTCTCTTGCTTTAATTTGAGTGTTGTTGAACATAGGAGTTCTAATAAAACTACCATAGTCAGAAGAAGTATTCATTACAGATTTGACAAAGTTGCCATCGCCACTTCTTATAGGTTGTTGCTGACCATTTACTACATGCACCATCATTGCACCTTTAATACTTTTCACATGTGTTAAATCACCATCAGGTTTATTCGCAGTTACTTTAGCTTGTTTGCCCATTCCGAACAAATCAACACCCAACACATTACGAGAGATATCACCAACAATCGAACCAGCTTGGTCGGCTAAGAAATCAACAGCGTTGCCTGTGCCAGTAAAACCAAATGTTTGAGATAACGATTCAAGACCAGTAGGTATTCCTGTGAACTTATAGATGAGTTGCTCTTTGGCAAGTTTTTTATTTCCTCCTGCGTAGTTGCCAACTACCTGTGAGAGTAGTGTTCTGTTTTCTTCTTGCGTACCACCAAAGGAACTGAATACTGCATCTGCTGTTCTTTCTGTGAATGCTTGTAAATAGACTTGACCTAATTTGTTAAACTCTTGTGCGTATCGTTTACCATATTTTTTTCCGAATAATTTTTCACCGAGTTTAGTTGAGCCTTCTCTTAAATCTAATATCTCACCGAGTTCTTGTCCAGCATAACCACGCCTACTCGCTTGACGTTCAGTTACACCTCTGCGACCACCATAGAAATCTAAAACTTTATCTGAGAGAATACCTTTAACAACACCTTCAGTAATTCTATCTAAGTTGAGTGAGGTTTGATTTTCAGCAGACTTAACATATTCAGAGGTTGTCATCTCCTCTGGACGTTTGCGTTTTACTCTGCGAACTTGAAATTGTTTTTGTGATGAGAGATACCGAGTAGAACGTGCAATAGTATTATTTGACTTTTCTATTTTTTGTAATATTTTTTGCGACTTTATATTTGCGTCTTGCAATTTTATATCGGCTACTAGTTGAGTCTTGCTTCGCACGATTTCGGCTCCACTATTTTCAGTACTAGCTGTGACACTTTTATTTCCAACTTGAGGAGTACTCATTGCCAAATACGATGTGCGATGTCCTGCACGACTATAAGTTCTTCTTCCACCTCCTCTAGAAATCATCGAGGCTGCCACACCACCAGCACTTGCGACACCTAATACTCCTAATATTGTTTTTCCTAATGGAGTTGAAAAGAAACCTTTTTTATCATCACCATTATCACCATTATTATCAGCAAGTTCTCTATCTTGTTTGAAAGTTTTTTTAAGAGTATCAAGAATTCTTCCTAATAGCGAATTACTCTCTTGAGACTGTGCTAAAAATTCTGCTTTAGTTTTAGCATCTTCTTTTTTATCTCTTGCATTTTGTCTTTTATTTTTTTCACCTTCTTTTTTAATTTCTTTTATAGCGGTTTCCATTCCACCTTTTGCTCTTGAACCTGCTTCCATTATAGATGATATACCTGCTGTTCTAGATGAAAATACATCAGATATAGAACCGCCTATTTGCTTCCCTTGTTTTTTTAATCCCTTAACGGCACTCTTTGTAATTTGTCTTGCCGCTACTCCTATGATTGGACTCATCGTACTTTCTCCCTCTCTCGTTTGTGCGTGTACGTTCCTCTATTTATGTTCTTTATAAAAAAAAAGCACTCTATTTACAGAGTGCTTTAAAGTGAGAGAAGAAAGTTTTTTTAATTTACAACTTCATATCCTTTGTTGTAATATCCTATCTTAATTGAAAAGTAAAATGCTGTGTCAAAGTAATCTATCATAGCATTGCTGTTGTCGTACCACTCGCTACCTCCTTTAGCATTTGCAGGTGCAGTCTTAATTACCTTAACGACTCTCTCTAGAAACTTTTTACTTTTTCCATAGTTGTCTAGATGATACTCGTTAATTTGTGCGTAGCCTCTAGAATCGAATGGTATATCTTTGAGTGCAGGACCTTTCTTAACTGTAATGTCAACTGCATGATAATGTCTTTTCTTTACTCCGAAACGAAACTCTGGAAATTCTTTCTTGAGTGCGTTGCGTATCTCTTTTACTTCTGCTGTGCTGATAAATGCCATAATTGTTTCTCCCTATACTAATTTTTTGTCTAACTCACGATTCAATATCTCGTAAACTTCCTCGATATCAATTTTGAGACCAGCGATAACTTTCTCACGATTCCTGTTAGGCAAATGCTTTGCTTCTGCCATTTCTTCTAAAAAGTCAATAAATTCGCCCGTAGTGATTCTAGGGAAACTTACAAAACTTTCAAAATAATCAATGAATAAATCTTCGTTGTCCTTCGCAATTGCTTCGAGGGTTATAGCATCAGGGCGACCATCTGACGTTGTGGTAGCGTGGTCGTCGATTTCCCATACAAGGTCGGTGAATGATGTATTGAGAATTTTAGCATACGCTTTTTGTTGTGCTGTAGTAAGTGTTTTTTTCATATTTGTTTCCTTGTGTTTTTGTTATCGTTAGAATCAGTATAGCAAACTGTCGGAGAATGTCAACAAGTTTTTATTGTTGTTTTTTAGCTACTTACAGAAACTTATTGACTTCTATTTTCAGTTTGATATACTAGTAGTGTAGTTAAATAACAGGAGAAAAAAATGCAAACAATAGACTTAAATAACAACTCAGTTAATCGCATCATAGAGTTAGTCAATGCTAATTTCAGCACACTACATTGGATTGACAAGAAAGCCCACATTATGATTGATGGAAAAAGAGCCCAGATTACTAACTGGATTATTGACAGAGTACTTATGAGTGAGCAAGATGATCCTTGCAATCTTAGAACTGATTTATCTTTATAAAGGGAGAAAAAGATGAAAGAAATGATTTTATTTCACGATGAAACAGGTAGTGCCTACAAACTAGTTAATGATACTTTGTTTGCGGCATCATTAAAAGTGAATGGAGAAATTGACCACGAAAGTTGGTGTGAAGTTGATATAGGAGTTATAGCAACGAGTCCAGTTCATCAAGTGATTCATGAAAAATTGCAAAATTGGGAATGGGACGATTTTATGAAAAAGTCTCTTCCAATAGTGAAGAGAAAATCAAAACCTTATTATGAGATGCACTTAGACCTAGACGATTTTCCAGAACTTAAATACTAGGCTAAGTTTTCTCTCTTACACTCTAGGCAGACTTCTATTACTGGAACTCTGTCTTTTGTTTTGTGCCTTGATTCTTTCGTTCTCTTTTTCTAGACATTGCGTAAGTAAAAGAATGTAAATGTCTCTCTCAAATGGCATCATGTTTTCGACTTCTGACAAACTGTATTTGTGATGATGGATCAATGCAAAATTAGTTTTGTAATAATTAGCTAATGTTTCATTGCCCATCAAAAGGCGAAAAAATTTCCGATGCCCTCCAAAACAAGTTCATCTTCTTTGCCACATTTTGGACACTTCCACTTGACTACATGTTTCAGCTTAGGCATGGTATCAAAAAAAGATGCAACTCCTTGAAACTGGTCTTGAGTAAGATTCTCAAAAAACTCTAACAAGTCTTCTTTACTATAATCTTTTCCCTTATACATCTGGTCTTTATCATAGATGTAATCTACACAGTTTATGACAGCCTCAGTCGCTATCTCTATCTCACTCTTTTTCTCAATGTCATCTAAGATGTTAGAATCAATCTGAGGATATTTCATTTTCACGCCTAGATTTCTTTCCTTGTCAATCAGAAAATTATCTTTGTGTTCTTTGTTTTCAATTATCTTTACGTCAAGTAAATTTAATTTCTTATTTGTTACATGCTCACATGTAGAGCCGTTCTGATGAGATAGATTTAATTCTATTTCCTCTCCGATTGACTTTGCACGAAGATTCAAAAAATAATATTCTAAATCAAAAGACGGCAGTTCGTTCAGTTCTATTTTTGTGATTGCACAATGACCGCAGACTTTTTTAAGTGCTGTCATAATCTCTTTAGGGTTTCCACTTTCCACAGCCATCATTAGAATCTTTTGCTCTTTTACGAGAAAAGGTCTAAACTGAATTTCTTCCTTTGTTGATGGTAATGTAAGAGAAAAGATTGGTGTTTCAATCGTAGGTAATTTCATATTATCCTTTCATACTTTCTAATTATACAAATTGTAAATCTCCAACTTCAACTCGTCCTTCAGGCACAACAGTATCATAATATCTATATGCTAAAGTTACACCAAATCTTTGATATGAGTTTGTAGTTTCCCATGCTACTTGAAGTGGCGAAACTGACTCAGGAAAAACGTCATAATATCTTTCTGCATAAACAACATTTTTAAAACTTGCATCAAATTGAGAAACAGTTAGTTCACAACCTTCAGCGAAGTTTTGATAAAATTCTACAAGCCCTCTTTGGTCTGCATCTCTACGAGGGTGACCTATAATAATGTTTTGCCATTCTTCAAAAAATTCTCTTTCGACCATATCAGAAGAACAGATGACAGAAATGTCTGTTGTTCCATATACGACTTCTATAGGAGTTTTAAATGCAAGTCCTCCAGCACCTTGATTTATTCCTGTAGTAATTGTTTTACCTGCAAAGCTGGCAGACTCGCAACGAAACGGAAATGAATTTACAAAATCTCTAGCGACTACTACATCATTTAACTTATTCGCTAAGTTCTGAGAAATTGCAAGACGTGCCTGAAATAGATTTGGATATACTACGTCTTTTAAATTCGTTTTAAATTGTGTTAGATTCATCTTGCTCTCTTTCTTGAGTCTTCCCAAACTTTTGAGATTGGTGCTTTTCTGAAAGATGCAGTTGGAAGAAACAATGCTAAATCCCATTGAGTAGCATATATCTCTATGAACTGCGACCTTATATGATTAGGCAAATACATTTTTACAGTAGGCTTAAATGCTTTATATTTAGATGCACTTTTTAATATGCCATAAGAAATTTGTACTCTCGTAGTCTCATCATATTTTCTATTCGTAACTGTGGGATAAATTGCGTCCATCAGTTTTGCACGAAGAGGTGGAGGTAAATAATGAAAGTTAATTCCTAGCATATGACCTTTCTGAAAGTCTATAGGAAATATTAAAGGAAATGTATCGTAGTATGGCAAAGTCTTCTTTAACTTAGGGTCATACTTGAATGCGTACATGTAGCCAAATTTTATTCTATCTACTTTTCTTACAGGTGCTGTTCTCTTTAATGCCTCAGATGGAGATATCTTTCTTGTATATTCAGACGCCAGATTACGATACCATGACCTTGCGGCCTTAGTTCTAGCTGGCGTAATTCCTTGACGAAGACCTTGAAGTAAAATATTATCGAACATACTAGTATTTATGTTATTTTTTCGTAAGTTCAAATATTATAAATAAAAAGAAATATTAAATTTTTGCAAACAGGAGAATTGTTGTGTCAACATTTAAACACATTTACAATGAAAAATTAAAAGCAATTGCTGAAGAGGAAAAGCAAATTGATGAACTTGATACAAAAACGCTAAAGAGTTATCTGAAAAAAAGACAGGGTGCGAGGCAGACTAAAAATGTGAGAGCAGGTATGCGAGGTGCCCAATATAGAATTGACCATGAAGAAAGTAAAGAGACTGCACGTTTTCTGATCCAAATGCTGAATGATTTTGAGTTTGAGATGAAAAGATTGAAAGACTCAACAGGAGTAATGGATCGAATTATATCTAAAGTAGAAACTCAATTAATTAGAGGTAATCTTTCAGACAGGGTCGTTATGAACCGCATTCCAGACAATGAATTAAGAGATATGGGAAGTCTTTTAGATAGTATTATTAGTACGACAAAACAGTTAAGCACTCAATTGGGGCAAATCCAAAGAGAGAATCCTAAATTTAAATGAACTAACAAAGTAGTAATTTTTAAAAAAACAGGAGAATCACAAATGAAAGAAACTAATCAAGACTTATTAAACTCAATTCTTAAAGTTGTCTCTGGTAGAAAAGAAATCTCTGAGGCTCCTAAGAAAAAGAAATCTCATGACTGTGCATCTAAAGTTAAGAGCGAAGAGTTCGGTATTGGGTATTGTATACCTGAACAACATACAATGCTAGAAGACGGTACTGTAACTCATTATGATGTAGAGTTTGATAATTACATAGTCGAGAATTATCCTGTAAACGAACTCAAGATTCTTGCAAGTGAAATGCACGACCACGCTGACAATGAAGATAAATCTAAAGTGATTAAAGAAAAAGACGTAAAAAAGAAAAAGAAGTCTCATGATTGTGCATCTAAAGTAGAACATAAAGAGTATGGAATTGGAACTTGTATACCAGAACAGCATACATTATTAGATGACGGAACAGTAACACATTACGATGTTATGTTTGAAAAAGAAATCATAGAAAACGTGCCTGTTACCGAACTTAAAATTCTTGCATCAGAAATGCATAGTCATTAAAAAAAATCTAAGGACTAAAAATGAACGAGAAAGAACAAAACTTACTCAACTCAATTCTTCAAGTTGTCTCTGGTAAAGAAGAGCGAATTGATGAACTTAAATTAAAAACGCTAAAGAGTTACCGCAAAAAAGCAAATAAAGGCGTGGCCACGCTTTTATGGGCAGATAATTCAAAAAGAGTTTTTGATAAAAGAACTCAAGGTATATCGGGTGCTGAAGATCGAATTCAAGATATAGAGTATATCTTAAAGAAAGTAGCCCCAAATCTTAAAAGTATGAAAGAACATAACAAAGACTTAAAGAAAATAGAGGAAAAAGAAAAGTTAAGTACACAACAAATTCAAGACATGATTAAAGTCCTTGAGATAGATGTTCAAGAATTAAAAAAAGGAAATATTAAAGTAATTAAATTAGCAAAAAATTTTCAAACAGTACAGAAGAAAATTTTAGATAGTCATAAAATCGTGATTGAACATAGTGCAATATTAAGAAGTTTGGAGATGGAACTGAATGAAGCTCTACGTCGAATGGAGGTTTCAAGTACATTTCCTCTACACTTATCTAAAAAATAATCACTTCAATTCTTTTTCAGTAATAATTTTAAACTCCCACAAGCGGTCTTTACAATAGTTATCGGCCGCTTTCCATTTAGCTTGATTCACGCCCCATGTTGCAACTTCTTTTATAAATCTTCTAGTATGTTTCTTAGTTGTTTTTTTAGGTTCTTTTGTTTGAGTAAAAGGCTTTATTTCAATTAGATTTGTTTTTATATCTCCATTCTTATCTCTAAACTTTATCCAAAAGTCTACAAAATATCTGTGAATACGATTATCTAAAGGTGAGCGATAAGGCACAACAACTTCTTCTGAGTTCCATTGTAGTATTGATGAATTTGTATCACAATACACCATAAATCTTCTTTCAAGTAACGACCTATAAATTACTTTCGTAGGGTCGCCTTTATATTTTTTTACGTTGATTGGTGAATATTTACCTTTATAAGACATAAATAGAATTTATAATAACAATAATAAAGAAGATATTTATATGAGTACTCTATCACTTTTTGCTCCAGACACATCAAAAGGCACTGGCGTTCACCCACGAAGCGGTGAGGATATTCAATTTCTAGGAAATAATCTACAACTAGCCGCAATTCCTGTCATTACGTTTTATTTCGCTACGGCTAAAGGATTTTCAGCAGATACTTTGCCCAATAGCGTTTCAATGCATTTACCTGGAGCAGGCATTTCAATCAGTTCCTTACAAAACTTTTCTACAGAAGAAAGTGTAGCTGGTGCCGGAGTTGCCGGAACACTTTCAACACCTGAGTTTAGTGTGAGTGGAATTGCCGAACTTATAGGAGGTATAGGACAAACAGTTACATCTTCTTTAGTAAGAACTGTTTTAGATGGCTTAGTTGGAACAGCGGGATTTGCCACATCTGCTGGAGGTTCTGGAATATCACAAGTTGAATTTTTATTAAGACAAACATTTAATAATTTTCAACAGCTAATTTATAAAGGTCCTACTCATCGTGTTTTTCAATTGCCTTTTAGTATGAAACCTTCAAGTGCTACTGAAGCCGAAGATGTTAGAGATATAGTATTAGCTTTTAAAATGGCATCTTCTCCATCTATAGCAGAGTTCGACCCACCAGATGGCACTAGAACACTAGTCGAAAGAGAAGCAACGGCAACTGCGGCGGCTAATAGAAAAGAAGGTGAAGAAATTTCAGCACAAGAACAACAACAACTACAATCAGATGCCGACCAAGGTATTGTAGAGTCAGCTAGAGAATTAGGATTGATAGGACCTGAACCTCTTTTATTTAATTACCCAGATATGACTTCATTTGCTCTAGACCTTTATATACCTAGTAGTGATAGATTAGTTCGTTTGTTTGAATCGGAATTTTGTGTAATGACTGCTTTGAATGTAGATTATGGAGAAAACAAATTAAACTTCTTTAAGGAAACTAATGGGAAATATTATCCTACTGAAACAACTTTATCACTTAGTTTAACAGAACATATTCACTACTTCAAAGAAAACGCAATCAGAAGTCACGATAGAGGGTTTACAATTCTATGAGTTCACTATTTACAGATTCACAAAAATTTGCTTATAAAGTTAATAATACAGATTTTTTTGAAGCAATAGACATTACGATAAATTTTAATATTAATGACTTATTAAAAAATTATCAAGGCGTATCGTATACTCCATATGCAGTTCAAGATGGAGAACGACCTGATAATATTGCTCAAAAATTCTATGGAAATCCAGAACTTGATTGGATTATCTTAATGACAAATAATATTCATAACATCTATGATGAGTGGCCAAGAAGTACTGACCAATTTCAACAATATATTATACAAAAATATGGAAGTATATCACTTGCTCAATCGACAGTTCTATATTATTATGATGCAAATAAAAATATAATAGATTTAGAAACATACAATAATCTAACAGGTGATTCTAGGTCAACTGAAACACAATATGAAAACGAAGCGAGAAAAAATATACAGAAAGGGATTATAAGAATATTGTCATCTACAGTAGCTAAATCAATTTCAGCTTCACTTAGAAATAGAACTAAACTTCCAATTATCTAATCATGCCTAACGTACACGCACTTTTCGGAAAAGCTACTTCCTTATTACATGAAGTTGTTGACAACGATTTAAATTTACTTCAAGACTCTCCTGTATTACCTAAGCAAAACTATGGCGCCGATGCTAACATAACAAAACTTACTATCAATATTTTACCTGTGGGAGAAGTAGATTTACGAGCAAGTTTTCAAAAATTAGAAATATATGAAAACATATATGCATCTTCTTTACAAGGTTCGATAGATTTGTTGGATAGGAATGGAGGTATTGAGAGACTTAGATTAAAAGGAGGAGAAACTATATCTTTAAACGTATCATCTCCTCAAGATGAACTTTTTATAGCAAGACAAGATTTAGTCGTTCATAAAATATTAAAACATGAAGTAGATGTTGGAACTTTAAATGCAACTTACACACTTGTATTTTGTTCTAAGTCATTGATTCGCTCTATGAGAAAGAATATATTTAAAAGTTATAAAAAGCAATCTGTAATCAATATAATAAAAGATTTATATAAACAGATGTCGCCATCAGATTTAGTTTATGAAGACCCTAATTTCACTTTAAAAACTCCTTTTATTTCCACAGGATTAAATCCTCATAAAGCAATAGATTTCTTATCTCAAAGATGTTGCAGAAAAGGAAAATTTTTCGTATTCTTTGAAAGATTGATTCCGATATACGGAAAATCGCAAAAACAATCTGATGTAATTTTTGGGTCTAACACAACTAAGTCTTTTGTAGGTTCTCATTACTTTGGTAGCGTTGATAAGTTGATAGATGATGCACGAAAAAATCCTATTTTTGATGTTTACTTTGAACAAAAAGTAGAAGCAAATATAGAACCAAACAAAATAAGAGCATCAAAATTATTAAAGTCTGATAATTTTAATCATATAGAATCTACGGAAAGAGGATTACATAGAACAGAGTTTACTTTCGTAAATCCTTTAAATAGAGAAGTTAACTCAGATGTTATAGAATATAAAGATTCTAATTTTTTTAAAGACGTTGTAAACGATGTAGAAAAAAATCAACTTATAAACAATAAGAATATTTTCAATATACTTTTTAATTCAATTAAAAAGACAGGAGCATCTTCTGGCAACAGAAAAGTTGTTACAGCGGGCGATGATATAAATGATATTCGCTCAAGAAAAGATTGGTTAGCATTTAATATTTACGGAAGTTTAATAAGAACTTTATATTCTGTTGCAGTAGAAGTGCAAGGAGGTACAAATGAAATATCTTTAGGTCATATTGTAAATCTAGTCGTGCCTTCAGCAGATGCTAGAGCATTCGATTTAGATTCTACTGGCTCAGTAAGAAGAGACCCTACAACATCAGGTAAATATGTTGTTACAGGAGTAAGGCATAAAATAGAAATTAACAAATATACAAAGTTACTGGAATTAGGTAGAGGTTCATCTCCAGTAAATTACAATGCTAGAGAAAGAAGTTTATCTGAATTATGAGATATAAAAATTTTACAGGAAAAGATGGATTCGTTTGGTGGTATGGAGTTATTGAAGACGTAGACGACCCTGAATTTTTAGGTAGATGTAAAGTTAGATGTATAGGGTATCACCCATCTAAAAATAAAGGAACAGTTCCTACAGAAGATTTACCTTGGGCGTTATGTTTACAACCTAACAATACACCTAACTTGTACGCAACATTAAGAAAAGGAGATATGGTGGTAGGATTTTTCTTAGATTCACACTCAGCACAAGAGCCTGTGATTCTAGGATATTTACCTGGAAAAGTTACAGACGGATATGATTACGAAAATAGTTTTAGTTTTGCTCCACCATCAAGAACTTTTGAAAAAGTAAAGAATAATTATACTACGAACCCAAATTCTGTAATTTGGAATCATGAAGAATCGGGTTCATCATTTGAAATGCATGGGTCATCAGGAAAAAATGCAATAAAAATAACTCATTCCTCAGGCTCAAGTATAATATTTAACGCTGACGGAACTATAAATATAAAAAGTGCCTCAGCGAATGGAATTAGTTTAAATGGAACAACATTTTAGGAGGTTTTAAATGACTCATCATGAAAATATATTGCAATTATTTGACGTTTATATAAAAGAAAACGAAAAATTCGTAGAAAACGGAATTAAAATATCGGCAACTAGAGCAAGAAAGGCTCTAGCAGAGTTAGTTAAAGCAAGTAAGGAAAGAAGAAAGGAAATTCAAGAGTTAAAGACAAATAATTAATTTGAACTTGTACACAACCATTATATAATGCTATTTTATGAACTGTCAAGACTAGAAATAAAAAAATGGCAAATACTTCACTTATTTTTTATAAAGATTTACCTTTAGATTTTACGGCTCACCCTGTTACGGGTGATGTTCGCTCTATAAAAAACGAAGTTGCTATCAAAAATTCTCTAAGAAACTTATTATCGACTAAAAAAGGAAGTAAACCGTTCTTTCCTAACTACGGAACGAACTTACAGAATCATCTTTTTAATAATATCAATGCTTTTACCAAAAGATCAATACAAAAAGAGATTCAAGATGCTACTAGATTCTTTGAGCCTAGAGTTTCCATTCAAAATGTACTTATTGATGATGATAAAAACGGCTCAGGCGTTCAAGTTAAGATATTTTTTACTATAAAAAACTTGAATTCGCAAGAATCTCTTACACTAACATTTACTAGGACAACATAAAATGGCAATCGACTCTAATTTAAAAGTAAATGCCTTAGATTTTACAGGTATTAAAAATAATCTTAAAACTTATTTGCAATCACAAGACGAATTTAGAGATTATAATTTTGAAGCATCGGGTATTTCCACATTACTTGATATTTTATCTTACAACACTTATTATAATGCGTTTTATTTGAACATGTCTTTGCAAGAAGCGTTTATTACTACTGCACAAAAAAGAAATTCAGTAGTAAAAGCGGCTCAATCTCTAAACTATACTCCTAGGTCAACAACTTCTGCCACAATATCAGGAACAGTTACACTTGATGTTGTAGGTTCTCCTGCCACAGTCACAATACCAGCATATACGGATTTTACTGGAACAATAGAAGGTATCTCTTATTCATTTTTAAATACATCGGCTGTTGTAGTAAACCCATCATCAGGAGTTTATAATTCAGCTATAACATTAAAAGAGGGAACATTTGTAACTAACAGATACACAGTAAATGTATTAAATACAGACCAAAGATTTTTAATTCCTAATACATTAGCAGATACTTCTACTCTTACAGTTCAAGTTATAAATTCATCAACAGATACTACAACAAAAACATTCACTACCGCAGGTAATGTCGTAAGTCTTACAGACACTTCAGAAGTTTACTTTTTAAATGAAGTTGAAGATGGTCAATTTGAAATTAAATTTGGAGATGGAGTTATAGGTAAAAAATTAGATAATGGAAATATTGTTGTATTTTCATATTTAATATCATCAGGACCAACTGGAAATGATGTAGATTCTCTTACATATTCAGGTGCAATATCAGGAGTTACAGGAGCAACATTTACTGCTTCAGCCCCATCGTCAGGAGGAGCATCTAGACAATCTATTAGTAGTATAAAATTTTCAGCACCTAAATCATATGAATCACAAAATAGAGTTGTAACAATTGAAGATTATAAAGCATTGTTACTCGCACAACCTAATGTATCAGGAGTTTCAGTTTGGGGTGGAGAAGATAATGACCCGCCTGCATTTGGTCGTGTTTACATTTCAGTCATTCCTACGACTGGGTCAGTTTTGACTGCTACAGAAAAAAATAATATTGTAAACTCAGTAATAAAACCTAAAAGAGTTCTGACAGTTTCGGCAGAAATTGTTGATCCTGATTATATTTTCTTGCAACTTGTAGTTTCAGTAAAATACGATGCAACATTAACAACAAAGACTGCTGGAGACATACAGACTCTTGTAACAACAGCAATAAAAAATTATAACACTTCTGACATAAATCAGTTTCTAGAATATTTTAGATATTCTAAGCTATCTAGATTGATTGATTTATCTGACGAAGCAATTTTAAATAATACTATTTCAGTTACGATGAGAAAAGAAGTAGCAGTTCAGTTAGGAACACCAGCAAAATATGATATAAAGTTTTCAAACGCTATAGATGATACAACTGATGGTAGAATATCATCACATGCTTTTTCTACAGGTAATCAAATTGATTCAAACTCCTTTTCAACTGGAGGATTTTCTAATTGTTTTCTAGATGACAATAATGGAGTGATAAGAATATATCGTTTAGATGGTGTTGATAAGGTATCTGTCAATTTAAATGCAGGAACTATTAACTATGCAACAGGTCTTGTATCTCTTACAGATTTTAATCCTACAGCATTTGCCGATGGCACTTCTACTTTAAAAATTACAGCCGTCCCAGAAAATCAAGATATTTTGCCTTTAAGAAATCAAGTGATTTCTATAAATGATTCTGATATTACTGTCAACGCTGTTAATGATAACACAATAAGTTTAGTGAATAGATAATGGCTGATACTTTTTATAAACCTTCTCTTTACTTATCAAATGTTTTTGATGAGCAAATTCGTGCTGACAATGAATTATTTGAACAATTTGTAAAAGGTTATTATGAATGGGTTCAAACCCAAAAACTCATATTAACAAACGCAGGTTCTTTTTCTAGAGAAGAAAGAGTTACAGGAGCAACAAGTGGTGCTACTGCAATAATTAAACAAGTTGGAACTAATTTTGTTGTTGTTCGTGTAGAAACTACAACTCCTTTCGATGTCAATGAAACAATTACAGGAAGTGATAGTGGTGCTACTGCAACAATTTCAAATGTTGATGATAATGTTATTAGACAAAGCGGTCAACTTTTAAATTATCGTAGTCCTGAATCTACTGTTGATAATTATGAAAGATATTTAAAAGACGAGTTATATCCTAGTTTGCCCTCTACTGTATTAGCAGAAAAAGAACTTGCTACTCCTTTGTTTCGTGAATTTTTTAAATCTAAAAGTAATGAAGAATCTTATAAATTTTTGTTTAGACTTTTATTTGGAGAAACGATTAGTATAAGATTTCCTGGTGAAGATATACTTAGAATATCTGATGGAGATTTTGATAAACCTCAAATTTTAAGAGCAGTTAATAGTTCAGATATTTTTGATTTTCTAAACAAAACTATTAGAGGTAATTCTTCAGGTGCAATTGCAACTGTTACAGAAGTTAAAGTTATTGCAGTAGGAACTACAGAAGTTGCTGAAATGAGTTTGAAATTAGTTTCAGGAACATTTTCAGCAGGCGAAACAATAATAGATGTAAGCGATAATACTTTGACTGCTACTTTATTTGGAATGGTTGTTTCTACTACGATAAATGATGCAGGTTCAGGGTATGAAGTTGGAGATAATATTACAATTACAGGAGACGGCTCTGATGCCGCCGCCACAGTTTCTTCAATACAAAATGCTCCGATAAACTCAATAACTGTCAATACAGAAGGACAGGGATATAGGCTTTATACAGATGCTACAGTTAATAATACAGGAACAGGAGGGTCAAATTTTGCTGTTCGTGTAACTGAGTTAGCTAATACTTGGACTGTCACAGATGGAGCAAACAATTATACAGTAGGTACAACTACAGGAATTAACGTGAGAAATCGTGGCTCTGGATATTTTAAAAATCCAGCCATAACTTTAATTGATACTAAAATTCAATCAATAGGACTCTTACACGAAAACTTATGTACTATTCTATCAGGCGGAACTAATTATGGTGTAGGAAATACTCTTACATTTACAGGAGGTGCTGGAACAGGAGCCGCTGGACAAGTTGCATCAGTAACAGAAAGCACATCTTACGATTTCTTATTTGAAGATGGCGATAGAATGATACAAGATGGAACATATTTTGATATCATTAAAAATGAAGATTGGAATGTTTTAGGTGCAATATCTAGAATTGAACTTACTAATTTTGGTAGCGGTTATGAAACTGCAAATTTACCATCAATAACTATTTCTACATCTACAGGTTCAAGCGGTGTAATTACAGCAAACAATATTCAAGGTGTAGGAGCAAATGTAACTGTAGACTCTACTAACAATAGCATTGGTATAGGTTCTATTAGAGGAATAAGTTTTTCAGACTTTGGAGTAAACTATACTTCTGCAAACGCTGATTTATCATCAATAGGTGACGGCAACGCAAACGTAACTTTAAGTGTGGCAGGTTCTGGAATTAAAGACGGAATATTCTTAACTGATGATGGAAAAATCAGCAATAAGATTATACAAGATTCACTTTTCTTTCAAGACTTTTCTTATGTCATTCGCTCGGGTCTTACATTAAATGTCTATAAAGAAATTCTCAAAAAGTCATTACACCCTGCTGGTCTTGAAGTGTTTGGAGAAATTCTTCTCGAATCTTTAATCAATGTTACTCCTGATTTTGCGGCAGAGATAACTCCTATTGTTGCTAATGCAGGTCAATATGTTCTTACTGTTCAGCATCAATTTTCAGCATCTTTACAAAGTTCTCAATTAGTAGAAATAGAAAAAGATTTACCAGAAGCTAATGCATTTATGTTTATAGATTGGATTCAATCTACTTCAGAAACATGGGGCGATAGACTTCTATCGACATATGCAAATGTCACAATTGCAACATATTCTACAGTTACTTTTGGAACAACTCTTGCTGTAGCAAATATTGTGAAAAATCAGCCAATATCAGGAACAATAACATCTGATGCTATTACGGCTAACTTAACTGGGTCAGGAACATCGTTTACGACAGACTTTACTGTAGGAGACTTTATAGTTATATCTAATGAGAAACTTAAAGTTCTAAGCGTTGCAAACAATCAACATATAGGAATAAATATTCCTACAAGTTTATTATATACAAATGCCACAGCTTTCAAAGAAGTGGTATAAATAAATAGACATAATCTGAAAAAAACAACATAGGAAAAAAAATGGGAGCGATAGCTACAAGTAAATTTAGAGTTCACAACGCAGAACAGTTTTTTGAAGCGTTTTCAGAAACATCAAATACGATGATGTATTTCTTTGTTGGAAAACCATATGCTTGGCCTGATGAAGCTGTTCCTCCAACACCTACAAATTCTACAGCAAATATAGAATTTGTTCCTTGGCGAGATATGTTCGCCGCTAAAAGAATTCAAACAACCGATGTATCACATGCTATTGAAAGATATGATTGGTCATCAGGAAGAGTTTATGATGCTTATGATGATTTAGACACAAATTTACTAGATGATGATTTTTATGTTTTAACTGAAGACTATAATGTTTACAAATGTTTATTTAATAACGGCGGAGTGACATCTACGGTAAAACCTACAGGAACAAGCACATCAATTCTTACGACTGCTGATGGATATAAATGGAAATATATTTACTCTATTTCTACAGGAGATGTTCTTAAATTCTTAACATCAACTTATATGCCTGTTAAAACTAATTCTACAGTTTTAGCCGCCGCAGTAGATGGTGGAATTGATATTGTTAAAGTCTCTGCTGGAGGAACAGGATATACATCAACTCCAACAGTAACAATTTTAGGAGATGGAGTCGGTGCAACTGCTACAGCAACAGTTGCCGCAGGCGCCGTCTCAGCCGTTACTGTAGCAAATGTAGGTTCAGGATATACTTCAGCTAATGTTTCAATAAGTGGTGGAGGCGGAGCAAACGCTACAGGAATAGTAGTGATAGGACCTAAAGGAGGACATGGTTCAAACGCTATCGAAGAGTTAGGTGGTAAGTTTATAATGGTAAATGCAAGACTAGACGGAACGGAATCATCAACTTTTTCAACAGATGCCGAGATAAGACAGATAGGATTAATTAGAGACCCTAATTTGTTCGGAACATCTAATAGAGCAGGAGATTCTGTATACAGACAAACATTTAAATATAATTTAACAAGTGTTAGCGGTACAGGATTTACAGAAGACGAAACAGTAAGAGTAGGAGGTAATACTGCTATTGTTGTTGAATACGATTCTTCAAACACAACTTTATTTACAACTAAACCTATGATTTATAATTTTGCCAACGGGGCTACAATCACAGGTGCTAGTTCAAACACTACGGCTACAATTTCAGTAATAACAAATCCTGGATTAGAACCATATTCTGGTGACATATTATATGTTGAAAATAGAGTAGCAATTACAAGAGCAACAGACCAAATAGAAGACGTAAAAGTCGTAGTAGAATTTTAGGATAAAAACGAATGGCAAATACAAATCCAGGTGGTTTAAATTTTAACACAAGTCCTTACTTTGATGACTTTGATGAGGATAAAAAATTTGTAAGAATTCTTTATGTTCCAGGACGTGCAGTTCAGGCAAGAGAACTTACACAAATGCAATCTATTCAACAAAAACAAGTTGAAAGATTTGCAAATTATTTTTTCAATCAAGGCTCTGTAGTTGATGGTTGTGAGCAAAATTTAGATTTAGATTTACGTTTTGTAAAACTAGATTCTAATTATGCTGGTTCTGAAGTTAATGTTAGTAACTTTTTAAATAAAGAAATCATCGGTGCTAACACAGGAATAAAAGCGTTTGTGGGATTAGTATCTGATATAGAAGATAATGATCCTAAAACACTTCATTTAAATTATTTAACAACTGGTGCAGTAGTTCTCACATGTAATACAGTTTCTACATCTTTAACTGTAGGAAATACTGTTTTCTTTGACTCAGGAACTTCAAATACAGCGGTTGCTAATACAGGAACAATTAGAGCATTTGATGCCTCAAGAAATAGAATTTATGTTGGTAATATTCAAGGAGGCGTGGTAACTACAGGAACAGCCAATACAATTCTTTCTACTGGCTCTGCAAGTATAATAAACATCACAGGAATTGATGATAAAAGAGCAAACACAACTTTTGCAAATTCTGAAACAATATTTACAGCGAATACTACAGGTAGAGCATTCGCAAACGCTACATCAGATGCAGTTAGACATGTATCAAATGTAGGTCTTTCTACAGAAACGATAACGACAAAAGGTTCAAAGTTCACGATAGGTAGTGGCACAATGTGGATAGCTGACCATTTTGTTAAAAATTCAAATTCTTCTATCATACTTGACAAATATAAAAATACACCATCATATAAAATAGGATTAGTTCCAACTAAAACATTTGTAGATTCTATTGCAGATTCATCTCTTTTAGATAATGCACAAGGAACGTCAAACCTTCAAGCACCAGGAGCCGATAGATTTAAAATTGATTTATCATTAACAAAAATAGTTTTAGGTGCAAATACTGATGAATCAGAATTTATAACTCTTAATGTTGTAGAAAATGGAATATCTCAAAAGAGAGCATCTACAGGATTGGATAGCAAATTAGAAGAAGTTGTTGCAAAAAGAACTTTTGAGGAATCAGGTAATTATACTTTATCAGACCCTAAAGTTAATGTAAGAGAACATTTACTTCAAGGAAATAATAAAGGTAGATTCTCAACAGCAGATGGCGGAAATAATGATTTGTTATTATTAGAAGTTGATCCTTTTGTTGCATATGTTAATGGATTTAGAAATGAGTTTATATCAAAAAGAAATGTAAACTTAACAAAAGGTTTAGACACTAAACATGTAGAGCAATCAAAAACACAAATCAATACTGGAAGTTATATAGAAGTAAAAGAAATAGTAGGGTCTTTTGATTTTTCCGAAAGCACTACAGTTTCTTTAAGAGATACAGTAGCACAAGCAATTTCAAATGAAACGTGGTCAACTACATCAGCACCAGGAAGTGAAATTGGAACTGCAAGAGTAAAAGCTGTAGAATTTGTTAGCGGTACTCCAGGTACAGCCGATTCAAGATATCATCTATATCTTTATGATATCTTAATGGATAGTGGAAAATCTTTTGAAGATGTTCGTTCAATATATGACTCTGCTACTCCTAACAGATTTGCTGATATTGTTTTAAGCACAACTGGAAACGCTGTATTAAAAGAGCAAACATTTAATAAAGCAATATTCAAATTACCTTATACAAACTTAAAAGAACTTAGAGATTCAAGTGGTAATGTTGAAACTGGATTTAGATTCAGAAAAGAATTTCCTGTAACATTTACAGATGGAATAGCTACAATTTCATCAACAGATTCAAACGAAACTTTTGTTGGAACTGGAGTTCTCTCAACAACTCAAAAAAATCAAAACTATAAAGTTGTTGTTGATAATAGTGGAGCAAATGTTACTAGTATAAGTTTAACTGGAACTTTAAGCGTTGGAGCAGGTTCAGGTTCAGTCACAGGTTCAGGTTCTTCATTTACAACTCAATTAAATGTTGGAGATGTTCTTGCTGTTAATAGTGAACAAGTCACAATTTCTTCAATAACAAATGATACATCACTAACCCTCACAGGAAATCACGCAGGTGGAGCCTCAGGAGCATCATTCACTAAAATTCTTCCTACAGGAACTTCATTAAATCTTTCAGGTAATGGTGGAGATGGAGCAACTAGAACAGTCAATGTTTCTTCACCTGGAACAATACAAATTGATGCAAAAGAGCCTGTTACATTTACAGCTAAAGTAATAGCAACAATGGATAGAGCGAATGCTAGAGAAACTAATAAAGTATTGACATATCAAAGAAACACACATATAAATCCTAACACATCTCCATATTCTAGCACAAGTGAACCATATGGATTAGGATATGCAGACATCTATCAATTACATGCTGTTTATCAATCGCCTGATTTTTCAACACCTGCAAATACAAGTTCTACAGATGTAACTTCAAACTACACTTTAGACAACGGCCAAAGAGATAACTCTTATGAGCATGGAAGAATTGTTCCGAATGTAGGAGTAGCGCCTACTGGTAGATTGTTATCT